TTAGGTCGCCTCTATAGTAATCCATCAGCCTTTGATGAAGTTGCTTATGCTTCATTTTAAAAGCGCGCAACTTTAATCTTTCCTGAGAAAAATATTTAAGGTATTTGCCATGTAAGAGGGGGATGTTCAAACTTTCGCGTGATAATTCAGTTTCATCAATCTTCACATCATGTTGCCACATATCAATAATTTCATCAATCTTCACGTAAGTTTTTTCCTTTTATCGTCTGTTGAAGCTGCATTATCTCCAATGGATTCATACAACTTATAGATGCTGTATCTATCGCCGGAAATGTACGCTTTATCCCCTCATAAAGTGTAGTTTCATAATCAACATAAAACGAATTACATTCCTCAATAGAAGCAAACCTTATCTGCTCATGAAACTTAACTTCCTGTTCTCCATTTAAGAACGTTACGAGAGCTACTATATACCACATTTTATACTCCGAAACTTTCGCCACATCCACAGCTTGATGTTGACATTGGATTTACTACAGCAAGAAAAGAACCGCCTAACTCAGTGACATAGTCAACCGTACTACCTAATATATACATTTCTGCTAGAGGGTCAACTACAAGTAAGTCTTCTATCGGTTCGCTCCATTTAACATTTGGGTGATCACTAGCTAATCCCCATACATATTGAAACCCTGCGCATCCACCTCCTTTAACTGCTAGTGATACAAAGTCATTGCCCCTTACAGAGTCTAAATATTTCTTAGCAGTTTCAGTAATAATAACCATATAGTTATCCTTTGCTACAAAGTCTATTATAACGTGTTCAGCGCAAAAGTAAAGGTATTTTACAACTTCTCAACTGTAAATCTACGATATCGAAATGTTACATCGGCTTGTAAATATTCGACATCAGTTTGAGTAACGTCAAATGCTAATGGAGATAGGGATAATGGAAACATATCTTCAAAAGCCACTCTTATACGTGGATTGTTATTAGAAGATAATATAAGTAGAGAGCCATCTGAAAATCTACCAGCTCCCGTATCTACCTCTTTATATTGCCTAAAGTTATCAGGTTTACCGAGACCAACTATCCAATCGTGAATCTCTAGATAGTTTTGCATATCCTCATCTACACGAAATGAAAGCGCGAATGGCTCGTATACAATTCTGTCTCCTGGCTGAGGTATAGCAACGAAAGGATTAGATTGATTGATCTCAGTCATAGATATCGTCGGCAACGTAGCGACCTGGCAGAAATATTCTATGTTCGGCGTTCTGTTTAATACAAAACGGAAGCCAAGCGGTGAGAGAAAATTTAAATTAGTAGTTAAGGTTTCTGACTCTAGTGTATCAAAACCTATCTTTGGTATCAGTGCCATGTATTTATCTCTCTAACAATTTCAGCAGCTCTATAGCCTTGATGATGATCAGAATAACTAACCTGTACTTCTTTTATTACCGCATCTATATTCTTGTGCCAATAGTTTAAGAATTTATGAACTCTAGGCAACTCAGGTGTAATATCAGAAGTTTGCCAAATAAACTCTTGGACAATGTCGTTGAAGTCTGGCATATAATACAAGACATCAACCGTTACCACGTTTTTCTTTATCCATACCATATAACTATTTATAATACCGCGAAGATAAAAAAAGAGGGGAGCCGAAGCTCCCCTCAGTAACTACTAACTTTATTGTTATTCTTACATCAAGTTAGCGATAGTGACCAGACGATAGTAGATGTTACGATCGTTGACCGCTGTGCTGATAGAACCATCAGCAGCCGTTGTTGCGAAAGGATTGGCGACCATGCCGTAGCGGGTCTTAAATCCGATCTTGGGCTGGAAGGTATTCTCACCAACCGCACGTACCATCTGTAGAGGCACATATGGGCAGTAGAATAAACCAGCGTCGAATGCCGAGGCACCCTTGTAGCCGATTGTGGCATACTGGTTTCCAGAAGAACTGGCGAAGTATGGGTCCACATAGACTTTCATGCGACCATTCAGGACACCAGCGAAGGTGTTTCCTGTATCGTCAACGTTGAGGTTTGCGCTAAGAGCTGGGGTATAATCCAGCACACCAGCCATTTGAAGAGCAGAAGCCACATCTGAACCGCAGATGAGGACGTTACCCTTGCCCCGACGAGTGGACTTAGCAATTTGGTTAGCTTCACGCTCGAGCTGGAATACCAGACCCTTGAACCGCTCAACGCTCCAGCGACCGTTCGCATCGACATCAAGGTCGAATGTACCAGCCGTTGTGGTGTTGTCCTGAGCACCAACCGTAGCTGTGTAGTTGATCGTACGAACAACTTCACGGTTGATTTCAGCCAGGATCTCAGCAGAAAGAATATTGCTGAGTTCGGTTTCAGCGTCCAGACCGTGGATGGCTTTAAGATCTTGAGCCAGTTCCATGGTGTATTCAGCTTTCAGCGCACGAGAGACTGCCGTTACGGCAACTTTCTCGATACTAAATGCCATCTCTTGGAAAGCGTTCTGAGACTCATCTCCGAGAGCTTCAGCTTCGGCGGTGGTCATACCCGTTGTTACGGTGTAGCCAGAACCTGTTGCACGAGCCGTTGGGTCGGTGCCTGTTGCAGCTGTACCCGCGCCACCATCGATAGCCGCGATAGAAGCAGTGTTAGCTGCCGCTGAACCGGAGAACGTGGTGTTGGCTTCGTTGTAGAGAGCTTCACTACCAGCTTGGCTTGTGAAGCGAGGACGCATCGCAAAGATAAGACCCGTAGGACCAGACATAGGCTGGACACCTGCGATATCATAAGCGATAAGGTTAGGCATGGAACGGCGAACCAGTGAAATCAATACTGGGTCGAAGATATCCACGGCACCATCAGAAGCTGTGGAACTTGAACCGCCCATAGCGTTTGATGGCGCAGCCTCGCCCAAGAGCGTAGGCATTGCGTAGCCGCCCGAACCCATAGCGGATTCACGGGAAGCCTTTTCTTGGTTTTCCAGAAGAGTAGCCGTAACAGCGCGACGGTGAGGATCCTTAATCTCTCCGAGGTCAGGATGCTCAATTACTGGCTGCCACTTCTTCTGTAGGTCTTCAGATAGAAACATTTTGTTTTCTCCTTAACTTAATATGTAGTCAACCTTCATAGTTTATTTATAATATTTATTTTTTAGCAGATCTTGAAATGGCACTCATGTATTCTGCCATAGCACCTGTAGGACCTTCACCCTCTTCTTCAAGAGAAATTGGACCATCTTCATCATCGACGATAACCGATTCGGTTTCTTCATCAATATCAAAATATTGTGCTTTCAGCATGCTGATTTTCTTTTTGAAATCTTCAGCGTCACTGAATGCGATTCCCTCAGAAAGATCACGGAGTTTCTCAACCTGTGTATCGGTCAGATCTTCCGTTGACTCATTGAAAATGGAATCTTTTTCGAACGATTTAACTTGACCTGCAAGCTCAACGTTCTTATCTGTTTCGTCACTTAATTTGTTCTCGAGTTCATCTACTTTAGAGATAAGCTCTTCAACGATGTCAACCTTCTCTTCGGGAATGTCAACATAATGCTCTTCGAACAAACCTTTTAAACCTTTAAGGAAGTCTTCGACCATATCGGAACGAACACCTGCCTCGATGGCTAATTTGTTTTCTTCGACCCACTCTTGAACCACATAGTCAAGATAGGAATCTACCTTTTCTGTCAGCTGATCGACAAGTTCAGACTGAGTAACTTCTACATCAGCCTCGGTCTCAATCGCGAACTTCTCAACCTGCTCGTTAACTTTTGCAACAACCGCTGCTTCGAACACAATTGCGATTTTCTCTTTGTATTCCTCATCGAGTTCGGAACCTTTAAAGATCGCATCGACATCTTCTTGAACGTCGATATCTTCAGCCGAGATGGTAGCAAGTGGCTTGCTAGGAGCCGAATCCTGAATGACTTCTTCGTCGTCAAGATCAAGATCTTCTTTCATCTTGTGGCCATCGTACATCATTTTTTCCATTTTGCCGTACATGGCTTTAAGTTCATCTTTTTTCTTGCCATTCATCATACCCATCATGGCATTAATCATACCAGCTTTGGTCTTGGGCATTGGGTCGGGCTTTCCTTTGGGCTTCTCATCCGTCTTTTGAGTGGATGGATCTGGTACTTCGGACTGCTGATCGTCGGACTTGAACTCTAAAAGATCTTCATCTTCTGAAATCTCTTCAGGAGTCTCGAGCATCTCTTCAGCGTCCTCAATTACTTCGATGTCTTGTTCGGACATTTTGTTTTCTCCTTATGAAAAGTAATTTTCTCATTTCGTATTATTTATACATTATGCATCTTTTAGAGTTGCTCCAAAAACTTCTTGAAAGCATTAAATTTAACTTCCTGTAAGTTAGCTCTTGATGCTGCCTTGATCTCCTGTTGAGTTTTCTCAATATACTGAGGAACCCAGCGATCATCAATTTGTAGCCATTCAACCCCTTCCATAATACCTTCGACAAATGCCTCTGGGGCAGAAGGATCAGCTACTATATCAGCTGCTGTAGCTAGCTGAAAATCGTTCTGGACCATATTGGTGCCATTTTTTCCTGGTTTAAGAGTGCCCATACCACGCGACGAAACGCCAAGTTTGGCTCCCTCGTCCATAAGATTCTTCACGATCTTACCCATAGGCGTTTCAGTCATGATCTTCGCTTTACCACGGACGTTATTACCATCCTGATGAAGCTCCTTGATCATATGAGATACACGCTCTAGGTTAATCGTAGGACCCTGTGGGTGACCGAGCTCTCCGTATGCGCGGTTCTCTTGAACATATTCTTTATTATATCTTTTCACCTCTTTCATCAGAGTTTCCATTGGGTA